TTACTCTCCTTCCGGACGCTTAAGTTCCTCAATTTCCTTTTCCAGTTTTCTGATGCGCAATGCCTGATCCTTCTGCTCGATTTTCATAACAACCAGATTTGCAGTTGTCAAGGCAGCAAAGATTGTAATCTGTTTATTGAAGCTCCGCTGTTTACTGACTGCCCTTGTGACAACATCCAGTCTTTTTTCCGATGACCGTAAACTGCTGAAAATATAAGTAAGCATTTCACCCATTATTTCTTACCTCCTTTTAATCCATTCATGAAGCTTTCAACAGTCTCAAACCGCCAATTTCCTTCATTGTTGAATGTAAATATAAATTCCTGATGGTTCTTCTGACGGATGCGAATACTGTTCTTTCCGTTCTGGAACCAGCTCTCCACTTTATCCCCAGCATACTGAGGAAAATATAACTCGAACCACTTATATACTTCGCTATGGCCCATAACGTCCTCCTATCTGACATTGTCGAGATACCAGTTAGCTTGATACCAGATCTCAATATCTCTCATGTCGTATCTGCAATGCTCGATTGTGAATAAACCACCCTTGCCATCCCGTTCGTAGTCACGATTAAGGAATCGCCGAATAACATCAATGGCATAAGCCTTGTCAAATTTGGAATCATCCATAGAACCTAAGCCAAGACTCACGATCATATCCCAAAACCACTGACCAGTTCGATTACCGATGTCCGGATCATCCATGATGTGCTCTTCTAAGCGTATAGCAAGGGCAATAATCATTTCTAAAACACTGCACGGACGATTATCCAAATAACTTGCAATCATATTATCCCGGTATCCTTGCTCGTTTCCGAATCTATATCGAAGATCGATTCCATCGTCATAGCGGTTGCTATCAAGAGCAATCGTATACGTGAAATCTGTATCGTGAAGCAAAGATAACAACTTACGATACGACAAACCTCGCGAATATTCATCGTCACATACGAGCTGGTACATCCAGTCAAAATATGCATTGTTCAGCTCATCCCGTGTCATCATACCTCCATCTGATGCGGCATATCTTCAACCACTTCAGAATAGGTCCTCTGATCAAGGAGAATTTCATAATCGCACTTTCTTGCATCATTACGAACAAAGACAGAATCGTCCTCATACTCTCCAAAATGATTCAAAGAATCAATTCCAACAGCATCTTCCACATCCTCAATTACTTCATCATTTTCATCAGCCAACACACCATCTGCATAGTAGGTAAGACTGATCTGCTCATGCTCTTCATTATCGCCAAATTGCTCCGGCGGAATCACATACGGACCGGCTTCAGAAACAGGCTTTTCTTCCTCATCCGACCCAAAATCGGAATATCTGGTATACCCTTCTTTTTCTAATCGCCTTGCATACTCTTTGAGATCCGGTTTTTCTTTGTCTGCATCTTTAATACCTTCAGCAACAGTCTTTTTTACAGACTGATCTTTTAATTCCTGCTCACGTCTTGAGAAAACCTCCTTTACAGAGTCAATTTCTTCCTGCGCAAGAGCTTCGTATTTATCTTTAAGCAGATACCATGTCACTACCGAACCAGTCACAGTGCCGATGATAAATGCCAAAGAAAACAGAGCTTTATTACTCATCTTCGTCCTCCTCGTTCTGAATTGTCATAACAGTGAGAGCAAGCCCACCAAAAAGTAAAGAGGCACTCAACAGAATGCCTCCTGTGATATGTCTTTTTCTCTTAGTATCCAGTATGTAATCCATCATGGATATAAAATTTCCAATGCCATCCATCAGTGATGCTCCTTTCCGCCCATAAGAACGGCTAGACCACTAACAAAGCAAATACCAGCAAATGCTGAAAATGTTAATCCCATGAAACCTGTCATAGTTTAGGACTCCTTTCTATTCATAACTTGAAAAATAATGATTACCTACTTGAAACATTGGTGTTCCGTATTTTCCATATCCGCCAGCAGTGAAGAATATCGTATCCACATTGGTTCTGGATTGCAGTTCCTCTTCAACTAACTGGCAAATATCATCGTCCACAAAACACTTATCGACTCTCCCATTCCACATGGATGAAAACTGATTTGCCTGATATATAACGCCATGCACTGTATCCGGGAAATATACAGAATCTACACGATTTAAGATGGTGTCGATCACTAATCGTTTTCCTTCCTCGCATTCGCCCTCAGCCTCTGCCATAGTTACAAGAGCGATTAGCTCAATATCTTCCTGCGGCAATAGCGTATCCTCCACATACTCTTCGATTTCAACTGCCGACACCGTTTCCTCTAAGGGTTGCTCAGAAATAATTACAATAGGATCAATAGGTTCAGCTTTTAAAGTCGGCTGCATTTCGATATACTTGTACTGATTTACCAGTTCTGCTGAGCAGACAAAACCTGTGCAAATAATCGCAAATACGCAAAGAGTAGGAAGGATTACCATACGAATACAATTTCGCATATGTATCCTCCTCACAAAATTAGATCAGATCGAGAATCGGTCCGTCTACATTGAACTCCATAAGAATAGCTTTCTCGTAACCGCCATCCTCAGTTTCACGGTTGGTTTCCAGAATACCGAAATCAACGAAGTTGTCTCCGTTTTCATTTCCCTCCGGTTTATAAATCCAACCAACAGTCTGGCTCATCTTAGTACGCTTAATACCGAGCTGATCGTATACATCGCTAAGGAATAAATATCCATTAGCCTTGAGCTTGTCGTTTGCCAGATTCTGCTGAGAACGCAGATACATAAGGTTGTAATCCATATTGGATTCGTACGCCTCACAAGTATCGTCAAAGAAACGGGCATAATCGTTCGTAGAAGGTGCTGCTACATCTACGGTAGACTTCACCTTTTTCTCTTTACCACTGTCTGGATCAGTTACAGTTTCCTCAAATTTCTTTGCTTTGATGTTGTAGCGAAGTTCTTTATCAACCTCCGCGCCAAAGCGCTCAACCACCCGATTTCTGTACTCCTTGAAAGTCTTATCCACAGTTGCATAAGCGGCTGCCAGTGCTACATTTCTCTTCTTGAGAATATTGTGAGATGCAACAATACTTGCGATAGATAATGTTCCAAGAGCAACAGCAGGAGCATAGAGCTTAGCGACTTTTACACCAGCCTGTACATAAACGATAGTCAAATCTTTCTTTGCGTCGTCCTTAGAATACTCCGCCGCCAGTTCCTCATTTTCAGCACATTTATGAATGGCATCAATATCTTTCTTGGACTTCTCCAATACGCTGTCCAACTTAGTTGTTGCATGGCAAGCCATAACAGCACTTGCAACAGTGCCAACAACACCAGCCACTACCAGAATCTCAGGGCTATGCTTCTTAAGTTTCACACTTACTTTGCTGAAGGTCGTGGAAACGTTCTTAATGATTTCTTCTTTCTTCATATCAGTTATTCTCCTCTTCAATTTTTTCTTTCTTCTCTAAATGATCGATCAAGTGCTGCGTGTACCACATGATCTTTTTCAAATCCTGAATGCCGTTTTTATTTTTCCAGCGGCACGCATACTTGATAATGTTACCAGTATCGGTCGCTTCGATACCTTTTAAATCGAAAGTGAATGCCTCAATAACATCGATCACTTCCAAACCTGTTTCTGACTGATAATGGCTCGGATGAGACACCATTTTATCATCTGATTCGTACATAAATATCCCTCCTAGTTCAACGGTAATGCCTTCGGAAGTTTAATCATGTATCCGTCTCTTACACGAATTACAGATGCATTCCGAATATCGGTCCAACCGTATTTATTGTCTGTATAGTTGCCAGAAACGCCAACCAGATCATAGAAGTCAGCGACACTAACTACCTGGTATGTAGCAATAAGCTCGTCCATTCTTTCCAGGACATCTTCTGCTTCGCCACGAGATTCCAGAATGATATCATCGTAATCGTATCCAGTTCGTGTTCTTGATACGTTTCCCGAATCTCGTCGATCCCGATCGTCATAATACTTACGGTAAGAAATCTTGGATGACGTTGACGATCTCCCGCCCCTTGAGTTTCCGCTAACACCAAGGAATGCTCTGACAGCATCCAAGATAATGTCTTTTACGGCCGGAACCACGATGTCTTCAAAAATATAGCTTTTTACATCGTCTACATCTTCCGGAACAAATACGTTTGTAATCTTCTGAAGACCATTCTTTTTCTTCGATTTGACAGAACCACTGACAACCTTTTCAACTCTTTTCTCCGGAATATCATCATTCTGGTTCTGTCGTGATTTATGGGAATTGGATTTGTATTCCTCCATCTTTAAATCTCCTTTCAATTAACCGTTACCACTTTTCCAGGGAGGGTTATCCTCGTACTTGGAATACGGTTTGTTTTCTTCTTAAACTGATACACCAGATTACTCCTGGCTTTCTTTTCGGATGCCGCGTATGTAGAACCCTGCCATCTATTCGCAACGCAGGTATCAAACTCCATAACCGGTCCATCATACATATACTGATTCATAGGACACCTCCCTTAAAAAGCAAAAGGGAAAGCACCCTGTTATAGGTACTCTCCCTCTGTCTGAATCATCGATTCAATTCTTATTCAGAATCCCCTTCTGTCTCTTCATCGATATCCGTAAACTCTCCGTCGACGATATCGCCCTTCGGCTGAGTTACAACCGTCTTACGATTCTCACGCCAGTTCTTGAATTTTGCTGTGGCCGGAACGACTACAAATTTGTAGGTTAATGCACCTGCAATCATAGCCAATCCAATAGTTGTTGCTTTCTTCATACTGCCGTTAGAAGCCGCCTTCACGATCTCCTCAGTAGTTGTTTCGATAACCTCTTCGTTGTTGTTCATGATTTCGTTGTTCTCCATAATATGTTCTCCTTTCAGATTTGAAATATGTGGTTCTTCCATAATAGTGTTTGTAAATTCTGCGAACCTTACATTAAGCCACGGAAGTCATACCTCGGACCATAGCCATAATCAATAACCAGACAAGGTGTTCCATCCGTAGCAAGCTGGGAACTGAATCTCAGATCGATATATCCATTATCAATATTCCAGCCAAGATCATCGCCAAGCTTAATAGGCTCTAATCCGACCTCATAATAGAAATCATTAAGTGAAATATACATTTCATCTCGCATTTGACGATTTAATTCATTCTCAGCCTTTTTTAATTTGTCGATGTCCGACTTAAAATATCTTCCGGATACAGCATCGAAACATAAGGTATCGCCTTTTGCTGTGACGATAACTTCTTTGTTTTCAACTGGATTTTTCTCAAGACGTTCCTTAGCAACGGCATCCCTCACAGTCTGTTCTTTTTTCTCGCCAATTGTTTCTACCACCTTTTTCTGATAATCTCTCAATGTCGATTCGGAAATGGTATACGCTGCGGTCAGTGCTGCGTTTCTTCTGGCATTAACAGAACTTGCTCCTATAAGGCAAGCTACTGATACTGTTCCAGTAACTGCCGCGGGAATATAGCACTTCCAAGCAGTTTTAATGGTGTCGATTGGTTCCAGTTTCTCAGTGTGTCGACGACGTTTTTCCTCATCTAATAATTGGATTGCTTTAGGGGTGGCTCGTACGGCCATTACGGTAGTTGTCACCATTCCAGCAATTCCAACTCCTGTGAGGATTTCGGGACTATGCTTTACTGTAGCTGTTTTTACACTTTTACAGATCTTAGTTAAATTTGGTTTCTGCATTTCAGTCTATCCTCCATAAAATATAAACGGGGCACAAGGCCCCGCGATTTATCTAACCAACCAGAACTCCGGACGAACCCCACCAGAGTACGAAGCGGCGTCGGAGCCCGCATTGCCAAGGTAGTCCACAAGGGCAAAGTAAGCCGAAGAAAATTCCTTCTTGGTAGCATTTCGGAGCCAACCACACGCACAATCGTTGTTGTAATAAGCAACACGGTTTCGTCTCTGTTTCATGAGTGGTAACTGCTCATCGTCATCAGGCTCGATATGTTCTTTATCCCAGTTGTCGCCCCATCCGCAGATTTCACCAAGCGTAGGAATAGTCAGCCCAGTCATGTGATTTCTTAACACTTCCGGAAACATTTTAAACAGATCATTTTCAATCCATTTTTTAAGATCGGATTTTTCATATCCACCCTCGTTGCTTCCGTTTTCGTTCATCGGGCGTTTTGCGATATAATCATCGAACAAGAATAATACCCTATCGCCTTTTACCATCTGTACGGTTGCCGTGAATGTTCCGAGATCTCCTAAAGGAATCTCAATCTGATCACCGACGGCAATGTCGTTCGGAAGAATCGAGCTAGTTCCAAACAGGGTGCTAAAAATCTCAGCTATAATTTCAGCATCGGCTTTGCAATATTCCTCACATGCCTTGGTTGCTTCTTTATTTGCACTGAGATTGATATACTTTCTATACATTCTCTCTACAGTTGGAATGTCAACACCTTTCTCGGTTAAGCTGATAATTTCCACTCCTAAAGTCATTTCTCTCGTACACATAGTGCGTTCTCCTTTCAGAATATAAAAATTTATTTTGGTACCTATGAAATTAGCAGGTCTATAATCCACTCAAGCATGTCTTTTGCACAAGAAAAAACATAACTTGTCCTAGGATTCACACATGAATATGAATCGCATTCGTCTCGAAACGATTCAATCACGATCAGCGGTGGTATCTCTGGATGTTTGCAGAGTCGTATTAACACTTCTCTTCCAGCCCATCTCATATAACTCGCCTGCTCGAAGTCATAACCACGCTGAATTATTGGCATCGTTGCAATAGCATAACGGACAGTATAAATGGCTCTTTCAGTCGGTGATTCCATTTGTCTCCTCCAAAAGAAAAAGCGAAAGAGTCTTGTTAGGACTCCTCCGCTTCATCTTTGTCTCTCCGGGCAAGTGCTTCACTGACCTTTTCTTCAATTTTTTCATCCATTTTCTGTTCATTCACCCAATCAGTGATAAGGTTTACGCCTACACCGATTGCGGTTGCTGCTACTCCAATAGCCTTAATCCATTTACTTTTATTATTCATTATGACACTCTCCTTTCATAATACAGCTTGCGATTTATGCGAAGTTAATCTTCATCGGTTTCTAATTGTGGACTATAGACAAAATCAATCACATAAACTTCCAGCCCATCTTCTAAAATGGTCTTATGATGATTGAAATCAATCCAAGCAAGTCCATCAGAATATATCCAATGCCATCCCAATTCATCTCCGCCAGGAATAGTAGGCATTCCTAAAAAATTATAAAAATCATTCACGTATACTGAAGCACCCAAACACCAATTACGATTAAGATGGTACTCAGCTTCCAACACCTGTGCGACCGTACTTTCGAAATATCGTTTGGAAAACGAATCGTAAAACAATCTAACATCTTCGGGATTACGTTCGTCAAAAGCTAATGACGTGTTATCGCATAACCCACATGCTGATACATAAGTGTTCTCGGCTTTTTCGACCATAATCGAATCTATAATCTTCTGGTGTGCTTCTTCCCCATACAGTTCTTTAAGTTTGTCTTTATAGTCATGATATGATGAGTTCAACAAAGCATACGCACTCGAAATTGATGCCTGCTGCCGCTTATTCAGCACATTCGCTCCAAATATGCATAATATAGTTGCGGTTCCGCTGATTGCTGCCGGAATATAGCAGACCCATGCCGATCTAACCGCTTCGAGCTTGCTATAAGCCTCCGGATCACCATCGTGATTTACTTTGCTGTCGGCTCTAATTTTACGAAGAGCTTTCGGTGTTGCACGTACAGCCAATACTGATGTTACAATAACACCAGCCGCACCAAGTCCAGACAATATTGTCGGTGATGCTTTTCTCAGATAGATTTTTGACCTCTGAGCGAGTCTTTGAAGATTTGGTTTCTTCATCATGTTCTCCTTTCGTTTTTATTTCATAGCACGTAATAAATCCAGGACATCTGTGGATATGTCCACTGCTACTGAAAACATAAAATTGTTATCCGGATTGATTTTTGAAAACTGATTCATCATTCGCCGGAAGTCGCCAACAAATATGATGAAATCCTCAACCGATCCAGATTTCTTTGGATAGAGTCTACCGACGATGTATCTTTTCAACTCATCAATAGCCCATACCGAATAGCTCGATTTTTCAAGCTCTTTCTTCCATTTCCAACCTAATGGAAACCACGTATCCATCTGATACGTATCGCATAACAATAAGTCAAGTTGTTCGATAGACATCCGTTCTCTCCTTTCTGCAAAAATAAAAGAGAAACAGGATGGACTCGAACCATCGACTTCGGGACTTTAATCGTCTCGCGCTCTCCCAACTGAGCTACTGTCTCTCTCATAATATGCCTTGTAAATTTTGCGAAGTAAAAGGAAAGAGGCGTTGTATTCGCCTCTCTCGGTTAATTTAAACCAATACTCTTTAAGATGCTCATCAGCTCGTCTTTATCGAGTTCTGCATCTACATTCAGATGAAGATGAGTCTTTCCATCGCTTATAGTGGTAATAGCTTCGTTCAACTGAATATCAATGTTGTATCCGGTTTTCTTGCGTATTACCATCTTTATTGCTTTAGAAATAATTCCCCTCGTGAATTTCGATACTATTCTCATTTCGTCCATGCTCCTTTTACTCCTTTCAAAGCTTCGGTTTTTCATAAAAGGAACTGTTATTTTGGCGAAAAAGAAGAGACGTTGTTAGCGTCTCCGTCTCTTTTGGATATGTAACTCATAAATCCCCAAGGTCAGCACAATAGTTGCTACTATTATACCTAAGATGGCAACGATCATACCGACCGCACTCAAAAATATCCACGCCATCAAAGCTCCGATAATACTAATCAGTAAAATCGAACTTGCTGTAGCGAAATACTTAAGAACACCAATCGCATAATCAGTTACTTTTCCGATAGATACATAAGTTTCAATCATTTTTCGTTCTCCTTTATGTGAAATTATTTAGTTCATTTTCCATAAAAGTCTTTGTAAAAAGTGCGTTCAAATTTCACGTCTATCGAAACATGTTTCCCATCGTTGACGCTGTATTGGCTTCATTTTTAATGCCCACATCATTTGTCTTATAGTGACTGTCGGATATAGTCCGTCCGTACACTCCCCGGAGCGGCTATCAAAATATTCCTTGAATTTTGGATGTAAATACAAAGAATCAGTCAGCCACGAATCAACCTCGGTCCAATATGTACTTTTTGTATCTGCACTAAATCGCTGCTGAATCACTGCGAGACCTTTATTCCCTATCGTAAATAGGGTGCAACGATCATACACAGGATGATTGCAAATATAAAGTTCACCGTACATCGACAAATAGATGTCTGGTTTTTGATAATGGTACCGCATTTCTATCTCCTCATAGCAAAAAGAAAAGAGCCTTAGATTTCTCTAAGACCCCTCTCGTTTTAGCTAATATTCAAACTTATTTGTCTTCATCGGCAACGCCCACGACGTCCCCCCTGGGAGGGAATACGTTTTCGTACTTTTCATCCCCTCCACAGCCACACTCATCCAAATCAACGCTGTGTCCGCAATGCGGGCAAACCAATGAGTCCCCCCACCCATCCCCGAAGCCCAAGACGCTCCCACACTCAGAGCAAATATATCTTCCGCTCATCATTGCCTTAATCTGTTCTTCGTTAAAAATACTCATGCTAAAATCTCCTTTCAAATTGTCTGTCCGTTACACCTTGCTATAAGTATAACGAGCATAGTTAATCTGTTCAAGAGATAAAGCTTTATTCTCTCATAAAGAGCCATGTATTTTTCACGTAAAAAAAAGAAAAAGGAGATGCAAATACAATCACATCTCCCGAAGTATTATTACCACTCGACAACGACTATCTTATTTTCCTTACAGAAGAATACTGTAATTGTTACATCAGCTTTCAGATCTGTTTGATCAATGTGGTATTCGAATTCGGTTTTTCTATCGTTTCCATTCTTAACAAGCTGACTCTGGATTGTCGGTTCACAATCCTCATCACAGTTGTTATCCATAATTGTTACGATTCGCTTCCGCAAATACTCACTTTCTTCAAACATCACTGTAAACTGCCATAAGTAATCCTCGTTCTCTCCGCACGGAATGCTTACCGTTGTCATGTTTGTGGTCGTTGGTACTTCAATGTAGATTTTGCTCATATAAAGTCACTCCTTTCCATAAAAGCACTTGTAAAATACACGTAAAAAAAAAACGAAGAGGACATGTGTCACACACGTCCCCAACGTTTCAGAATTTCCTCTCTATTTCTTTGTAGGTCTAAAACGGTTGATTAACCCTTTGAATGTTGAAGATGTGAAGGTTCCAGTTTCTTCAAACTTAAATCCTTTATTCATCCAGATACCATAGCACATCAACGGAATCAATAATTCTGCTGCTGCGATACCAACTCTGAAATATCGATCCTTAACCTGCTCTGCAATCTGCCGCTCTTTGAAATCGCAATCTTTGTTGTTAGACTCATCATCCATAACACGTCGATTGTATTTCTCATCGGCATCCCACACGCTCTTGTTTTCCTCGATTCTCAGCTTGTAAAGCTTTGTCAGATCATCAATCGCTGTTGATTTTTCTTTGGTTCCAGACTGCAAATCAGATAAAGCCTCGATCTGTGCTGCAATCTCCTCGCTCAATAATTCTTCGATGTTTTTTTCTTCCATTTTGTTCTCCTTTCAAATAATTATTAGGTTCATTCCATAATAGAGAGTGTTATTTATGCGAAATATAATTTTTCAGCTCTACCCGTAAGCAGACATAGCGTTGCTTATATATCGCATCTGCCCCGGAACGATCTAATTCGAGAAATAAATAAGGTCCGCTGTCTGGATCTGATTCATCGACCCTCAGCGAACCCACCGGTTTCTCTCTGAATATAAATCTCGATATAAGCATTCCGATAACAACACCGATCAGTAATACGATTATTAAACTCATAGTCTCCCTCCTTCCAAAAAGTTTTCTGAAAATCACCATCCGGCAATTTTTCAAATATCAAATTAGCATGTTTTCCGGTAACCTTCGTCCTGTTTTCTAATCTAGGATAAAAATAAAAGAGAGAATGTGTATCTAACCACCAAACTGTCAGCCCCTTTTAATGCCTCCCACCTGGATAGGTAATACACGACCCATAGCCATTAGTCATTTAGTAGTTTTATTCTCTCATAATATGCCTTGTAAATTTTGCGAACTATTTCCTTTCTCGATTCAGCAGCCAAAAGAATCGCCGGTATAATTCGTAATAAGTATCTTTGCAACACGGGATTCCTAATCTAACTTTCAAAATATCATAGGACCAGCCCTCGGTAACAGCTTTCAGAATATATGGAGCAAGCTGCTGATCTGTTTGCTCAGCCACCCTCTCAATCATGTCGGTTCGTTCTGAATAATATGCTCTTGCTATTCCGACTTTCGCTGTCGGATCGCCAAGCGTGCTTGTTACTATGAACATCGCCCAATCTGCTGGTTTACTGCTGAAACTATTGAGTGATGCATAAGCCTTTCTCCAAATCGGGTATTGAAGACAGAAGTGTTTTAATTCGTAGTAGCGATGTTTCTCAATCCAATAAGGATTTTTTTCGGATAATTCCGGTCTGATTGTGGTTGCCATAATGTATTTCCTCCTTGTGAATTCTATTCTAGGTTAGAAATAAACAATAGTAAAAACAACCTCAGTGGAATGACCGCAAAAAGAAAGAGCCGCTGTTAGCGACCCATTCTCATATTCTTAAATCTAATTCTCTGTAGTTGAATACGCATGTCAGATATTTCTTTTCTGATAGTTTCAACTTTCTGGTATTCATATCCTTTACATCTGAACATCATGTCCTCGAAATAAAGAATTTTACTCTCCAATCTTTGTTCTTCACTACTCATACTGCACCTCCATAAAATATGTATTCATTTCATAAAGGGAGTTGTATATTTTGCGTTTTCCATCTAATCATCGTTAATTCGCAAGGATAATCTTCGAAACCAACGGTATCGCATGTTATTAAACCTTCTATAACCCCGTCTATAATTTCTGATTCGTATTGTTTATATGGGTAAATATAATCCGGCAAGTATCTCCGAATGCATCTACAACCAACACATTGATACCGTGGTACTATGATCCATCTGCTTTTTCGACTCTTAGTGCGTACAATTCTACGAACACTATCATAATATTTAAGTTTGTCCCCGCACATCAAACAATTACCGACAGTCAT